GTGCCGGTTACTGCTATAAAACGAGGTTCATCCTCGTCAACATCAAGGTTGTCCAGGATTTCTTTTGCGCTAAGAAGTTTCGCCAATGTCAATCCTGCCCCGCCTGCCGCGATAGATGTTGCTGTTGAGCCATCTCTTGCAAGCCCAAAAGTAACAGTTGAGGTGCCGGTCTTGCCGTAATACGCTGTTCCAAAAGCCCGGGTGATAACTTCATCATCAATCGCCCTGCCTAATGCATAGGTTGCGCTTTGGACATATGCAGAAGTTGGATCGGCAAGCATTTTAAGCTTATCTTCTTTGTCAATCAGGTCGGCCCAATAAATATCAATCATTGACACCTTCCTGCGGTCAAATTCCGAGTTGACATATTCAACATCAGCATTGCGGACTGTTTTTACTTTTGCCGCAGTTTTTTTAAGCTGATCCAAAAAAGTATCTTCCCCGACAACGCCAGTCTTCAGCAATACAGCATTGCGGAGTTTTGAACCCCTTTGTTGTGAAAGCAGGCTAATGTTTGCATTAAACTGTTTCACCAAAATATTAGCTATACTCATCGTTAGCCCTCCTTTGGTTTTTGCGTCTTGTTAGCGTATCCGTCATCGCGGGGCTAATAATGCTTTTCTTTGGGCCTGCTATGCAGGGTATCCATTAACTGCGATTTTTAAGGGTTCAAAATGAGGTATCCTTTAAATCGCTTAAAATTATTCAGTTTCAGCAGGATGCGCCATCTTATACAAAGCTTCTCTTTTTGCCATAACTGCCAAATGTTCCGGATGAGCTGCGTTATAAAGAGGCCCTTTCATATCCGCTTCTAATTTCCTTAATTCCACCAAAGCCTCGGCAGGTTGCAAGGTTAAACCTTGGGGCTTGCCGGCTAATTGGTCTTCGCCTAATATCTTGCCAATATTGACAAACATCTTAATCATCGCAGGGTCATTGCCTTTGCCATTTATCAGGCTTTCAACGGCCGCCGCATCGGCAAATCTGCCGACTACTTTCTGGGCCAAAGCTATATTTTGGTCATAGGCCGCGCCATATTCTTTTCTCATGGCAGTTTCGGCTTCCTGCTTCTTGACTATTTGAGCCTTACCCATATTTTCATAAGCCCCTTTAAGATTATCCATATACCAGGTGTAAAGTTCCTTTACCTGGTTTGGTAACATACCAGTCTTATGAGCCACTTCTTTAAAACTCTTTGTCAGGCTTGCGTCAATAGGCAGTTCTTTCGGTATATCAAGATTCGTCGGTAGTTCATATTTGTCAGGGCTATCCGGCCTGCCTAATCTATTAAAAACCCTCTCATTCCACTCATCAAGGGTTGCGTCCTTTGAGGGCATTATTATCTTCTCTGCGCCGATTAAACTCTGGGCTTCTACTAAAGCTTTTACGGCTTCATTTGAGTTTTTATACTTCTGCAATACAGGGTGGGCTTTGATTTCAGCAGGTAAGGCTGCGCGCCAATCCTCTCCACCTTCTCCACTACCACTACCTTCTCCTGCTTCACCTTCAACATTAAAACCAATAGCTTTTGGGCTAAGGTATCCTAAAAACGGGCTTAGATTTCCAAATGGCTTAAACATTTATTCCTCCTGTTTTTTCAACTGCTTTTCAAATCCTTCCAAATCCAAATTCATTGTGCCGACAATATGTAAATATATTGCTCGGCGACCTTCATTAAATATCGCCCTATTAACCGAATCGGTTAAGTTCGGGTTATAAGACGGTTTGCCGACAAAACATCTATTCCCTAAATCTGCTAAAACCTCCGACCCCTCTGGTGAACTGAAAACTTTTGAATATATCTCCTTCAAATGTCTCCGCTTTTCGAGAATTTTGTCCACATTCTCACTCATTTACCCTCCTTTCCTCTTAAGTTTTTCTCAGCCTGGGTTATATCCTTAGCGGCTCCCGCGCCAACCTGGGCCATTTGTAATTGTTGTTGCTGGGCTAAAGCCTCATTTCTTCCTTGTCTTAACTTCTGGACTTCATCATCACTACGAAGTATATTCGCAGGAATATTTTTAATCTCGGCGAGTTCCTGAACGGCTTTGTCAAAATTAACATTATCAAGTGTTTCCTGATTAACTTTTGCCAATTCAGTTACAAAACCCAAGAACTCATTGATACTCTGGGATTCTGCGGCCTTCTGCGCTTTAGCTAAGGGTGATATATATACAATCTTGTAATTTTTGCCTCGTAAAATTCGTGGCACAGGCGGGAGTTTCCCAAGCCTTGTTAATATTGCAAATGTCCTGTGTATAATCGGGTCTAAGAGTTCATTCATAAGCCTGCCAAGTGTAGGGCCTAAGATAAGCATTTTCTCGAAAACCCTTTCCCTGACTTCGGTCGCTGTCATATCCGGACTTTGGGCCAAGAGTAGGAATAGGTCAACGAATAACGCGCTTTTGATAGCTTTCCGGCGTTGTTCTTCCATTTCAAGACCTATGCCTAATTGTCCTCTTTGCTCGATAACCTCAATCTTGTCATTAGTCCCAGATGTCTTAATATTAACGGCTCCAGCAGTAGCTTTGAATGGTAAGAGCAAAGCGTCATCAGGCACTACAAGAGGTGGATCAACTTGTTTCTGGGCGGCTTTCAATATTGTTTTTGACATGGCGTTTAAGGTCTTTATATCCGGCAGGGCTATCATAGTTTGGCAGTAGCCATAAACTTCATTTGACACTTTTGTAAATCTTGGCACGAAGAAAGGAAAGTCATCATAACCGCCGACGGACAATTCCTTTTCCTCTGATAATTCAAGATAGGTTGAACTAAAGGGTTTATTCTTTGAGTCCTCTTTGCCCGCAACTCTGTCATATCTCGGTTCAATTATGTGTAAAAATTCAAATCTCTCATCCCATTTGCCGGAGTTCATTTTCTCTTTGATCTTATCGCTTACCGCGTTCCCCCATTTTAAAGTGGCTTGGCGCGCATCATAGCTGAAATACCTAATCAATAAATCAATAATGCCCCTGTCATTTTCCATAATAAAGATTTCACTTATAGGCCTTGTCGAGAACCTGATGTCCTTTTCAAAATCTTCTTCCTCATAAAGGCATGCTGTGCCGAATGTTATAAAGTCCCTATAGGTTTCATGTATCTGCTGGTTAAAATTGGTAGAATTAAAAACATTGAATATCATATCTTCACATTCTTTGAGCCATTCCTTAACTTCCTGGATAGCCAAAAGTTCCTTTTCAAGCAAACTTAAGGCGAACCATTTGGATGAGGGATTAGTAAGATAACTATGTAATCCGGCGGCGAAGATATTGACAGCGCTTATAGCCGTCGAGTCATAAATAGTTGTCGGAAGCTTTTGCCCTGACATGCGTTGTGATGTAATCGTAGCTTTCATAGGTAAACAATAATCGGCGAGTTCTTGCCAATAATTCTCAAAATTTGACCTATTCGCCTTGAGATTGCGAAAAAGCTTTATAAGTTGTTTCGTCTCCAAGGTTCCTCCGATGTTTTGCCCTATGACATTCTACGCAAAGGGTTTGACTGTTATCTATCGCGAATCTTAATTCAGAATATTGAGAAAATAATTTTAACGGTTGTCCCATTTATTCTCCTAAGAGAGTTTTTTTCTGTGTCTTTACCGGAATTAAAATACCCAGCCCGCTTGTCAATATCGTGCTTTGGTTTCCCATGCCCCTACGGATTTTTTTTTCTTCTTTCTCTTTGACTTCTTTTTCAATAGGCGGCGCAGCGACAGGCTGAATATCAGGCGCTTTATTTCCCCCGAACAAAAAACTCATGCTTCCCTCCTAATGGTTTAAAATGTCATACTCGGTAATGGCTTGATGGTCTCGAATCAAATATTTTTTTTTAGATATAGGGCTAAATAAATTAACAGCGATATATTCTCCGGCATTCATAATGTGTTCATAGAAACCGTCTTTAAATGGTATCTCACAACTCTCGGAAAAGGCCGAACCCTCTCTGTGTAATGGATAATGATAGCCCCCTAAAAATCCCTCAATGGCAGTCTTGCAATAACGATTATCAAGCATAATTGAAGGCTTGCCTGCGATAAGCTTGGATAGTTTCTGCTCGATTATTTCCTTGCGCTTGCGGTATTCTGATGTCCTATGTTGTATCGTAATGCCCTTATCTTTTAAGATTTGTTGTGATGTAAACTCTGACTTGTCATTCTTTTGCATTACTGCCGGATCGCCATAGTGGATAATTTCGGCTTTAGGGTAAAATATATTGAGTTGTGTTTTGACATAATCCCCGAACTTATCGATAGTTATGTCATTTCCCATTATCTCCCGAAGCCATATCCACCTATCCTGGCTATCTATCTGAGTAATAAGGCAAGCCGGATGATGAAAGCCGAAATCCCAACCACAAGTTAGAGGTTTTGAGGGTATCCATTCAAACTCTCCGGTATGCATTAACTCTTTAAAGCCCTGATAATATGGTTTGCCTTCAGGAATAAATCCAAACTCGCCTTTTAAATACTTACGTTTCCAGGCCTCCGGCATACTTTCAAGTGAACCGCGATAAGCCAATGGCAGATTTTCCCAGTTCTCATAGGTTGAAACTGTCCACATCTCGATTTCAGGATCATAACTTTCATTTGTGGGATTGAGTATCTGAGCGAGCCAATGCCCCTCATTTGGGGCTTCACCTTCCATCATAATTATATTCGGCGCATTTTCCTGCCTACATCTGCGCTTCAAAGTTCGATAAGCTTGTTCGGTTATTTGGTGAACTTCGGTAATAATAATAACTCCGAACTCCTGCGATCCGAGGCCACCTAAGTCTTTTGCGTCATTGAAATATATCCGACTTCGAGTTCCACCTGCTTGTAAAATTTCATACCATCCCATTTGCTCATTCTTATTGATGATTGCCTCTGCCGGAAATATCTCTAAAAACTTGTCCACAATAGAAAGCTTTAAATCTTTAAAGTCTTGCCTGGCCCATAATAACCGTAAGTTTGGTATTTCAAGGAGCAT